TGCGCGCGCGTATCACTCCTGGTTCAACGAGCATGTCAAAGCCTCCAACGCCACGGACATGAACATCACCACCGCGGCGGACGGCGGCAATCTCGTTCCCGTTGGGCACTACCAACGCATCATTGCCAAGCGTGACGAAACGGCGCTGGATAACAAGGTCGGCGTACTCAACATCCCTGGCAAGGGCACAACCGTCAACGTACCCTATGAATCAGGGACGGCCAATGTCTTTGTCTCGACGGCGGAAACGGTTGCCTTTGACCTCGATGCGCCGGCGGTGGGCCAACGCGTGATGACGCTTGTCAAGTACACCAAGAAGATTCAGCTTTCGGTCGAGTTGATTGAGGATGAGGATTCTCAACTGATGCCCTTCCTCGAAGATTATGTGGGGCGCGCTTTGGCGCTGACCCAAAATACGGCGCTCATGACCGAAGTGTTAGCAAACGGCACGACCGTCGCCTTGACCACATCCGCCGCCGCCGCCACGCATATCCCGACAATGGTCTATGCCTTGCCGGATGAGTACGCCGATGGCGCGCAGTGGGTCATGCGCCGCGCTACCGAAGGGCAGTACCGCGCGCTGAGTGGAAATAACTGGCAATTTGCGCCGACGCCTCCTGGTGGCACGACCGACAGCACCCTGTGGGGCTTCCCCGTCAATCATTCTCAATTCGTGCCCGCCATTGCCGCCCTTGCCAAAGCGGTGGTACTCGCCAACTTCAACTATGTCGGCAAGCGCCAGGTCAACCAGCTTACTTTCTTGCGCGACCCCTATTCGAGCGGCGGCACAGGACAAGTCAACTTGCTCTACTACGCGCGCTTTGTCTACAAGGTCTTGCAGGCGGCGCCGGTTCTCTATGGCACGCTGGCATAACAGGGGAGCGATTTATGGAAACCAAAGAAAGCAAACTCTCATCTGAGTCCACTGAAAGCGCGGAAGCCACCGAGACAGTTACGGTAACCGCCAAAGAAGATTGCAACCTGTACGCGGGCGGCCAAAGCGTGGCGCTCACCAAAGGGCAAGAGGTAGAGATGACACCGGAGGAAGCGGCTGCTTATGCCAACCTGGGCTTAGTTGGAGCCGGGGCAGGAGTACCCAAAGGGACCCAGGGGGTACCCCGCAAGTGAGCTACACAACGGTGGAAGCGGTCAAACTGCGCCTGGGGATAAGCGGCGATGATCATAACGATCTCCTCTACGCCCTGATCGAGGAAGCCGAGGCGACGATAGATGACTACTGCCGCACGCGCTTCGCCGTGACGGTGGACAGCACGCGCACCTTTGACCCCACCTGCGATGTCGCGGGACGCACGCTCTACCTGGACCGCCATCTAGCCGCCATCACATCCATCACCAACGGCGATGGCGTGACAGTAGCGCCCACCGACTATGTGACGAAGCCTGCCAACGAAGCGCCTTACTGGGCGATTGTCATCAAATCCAACAGCACGCTCATTTGGACATATGACGATACGCCTGAGAACGCCATCGCCGTGACGGGCAAGTGGGGATACAGCACCATCGTTCCTACCACGATTACCAACGCGGCGAACGCGTTGGTTGAAGCGGCTTTCAACACGCAGGGCAAGGGCGGCTTCTCCAAGATGGATGTCGAGGATTTGTCGGTGACGATGGCGGGCGCAGAGCAGGCGCAGACGCTATTGACGACGCGTCTACAGCCGTATGTGAGGCTCTAATGCTACCGTCGGCGACTCTTACCACGCTGCGCCGTTTCCAGGAATCGAGCTTCATTGAAACGGCGACCATCATCGACCCCATCGGCACGCCCGTCTCAGACGGTGCCGGCGGCATCACTTACGAGCCAACGACGATTGGCACGGAGCGTTGCCGGGTGGCGGCGATGGCGCTGGCCAGGGCTGAGGTGGTCTTGGGTGGGCGCTTGCAGGGCACGATTCCGTGGGAGATTGCCTTGCCCATCGACACGCTTGCCCGTGAGACGCACCAGATTGTGGTGGATGGCGTGACTTATGAAGTGGTGGCGCTGTGGGGGCCGAGTACCTACGGCACCACCACCAAAGCCATCTGCATGAAAGCGGGGACATGATGCCGAGAACCATCGAGATTGTCTATGACAAATTCCCTGCGTTAGCGGCCAGGTTGCCGGAAGCGGTGCGGGAAATCGTGCAGGAGACGATCTACGGTATCGAGACGACGGCCAAGATACGTTGCCCAGTCGATACCGGCGCTCTGCGCGCATCCATCCAAAGCGAGATGACCGGCGAAACGAGCGGGCAGGTGGGGACGAACATAACCTACGCAATTTTCGTGGAATACGGGACCTCAAAAGCTCCAGCTCAACCGTACATGACTCCCGCCGCAGAGGGCGAGCGCCGCCACTACATGCGTAAGATGACCGACCTGGAGTCTCGCCTTGAGTAATGAGCCGTTTGCCGCCGACACCTGGATATACAGCACGCTCAAGGCGGATAGCCAGTTAACCGCGCTGATTGGCGGCGCTACGAATCCGCGTATCTTCATGGAGCAGGCGCCGCAGACGAACGCGGTTTGGCCGTGCGTGATTTACAACATGCAGTCGGCCGTAGACCTGATGTGGGTAGGGCCACGCCGCGTGTGGAGCGACATGCTCTATCTGGTCAGGGGACTCGACAAGACAACGAGTTATGGCGGCACGCTGCTCACCATCACGGAGCGCATTGACATCGCCTTACATGCTGCGCCCAACGGCACGACCAACGCCCACGGCGTCATCTGGACGTGTGTTGGCGAGATGCCGTTTCGATTACCTGAGGTGCGAGACGGGCAGAACTTTAAGCACAGTGGAAGAATCTATCGCATCTATGCGAGTAAGGAATAAACAACTATGGGCTTGGCCGCGATTTACCAGACGGCGCAATTGGGGGTGGAAACAGTTTACGGAACTGCTGTGCCGTGTTCCAAGAAACTTAGCTCGGTCGGCTTTTCGATGTCGCCCAACCCGGACATTTCAGTATTCCGGGCGGCAGGCAATAAGTATCCCTCCGTCGCCGCCCTCAACCGGGAATGGACGGAAATCGACTTAGAGGGCGCTATCACCTACACGGAGATTGTCTATTTGCTTTCGGGCATTCTGGAGACAGCGGTGGTGGCCGTATCGGGTACGGGCCAGTCGTGGACCTTTACGCCCAGCTCGACCGCCGCCGATACCATTAAGACTTTCACTATCGAGCAAGGTAGCGCCGGCAGAGCGCATCGTGTCGCCTATGGCCTTGTCTCTGACCTCACGCTGAGTTTTGGTCGTGAGGAGTCTACGATTGGCGGCTCCATGATTGCGACGGCGCTGGAGGATGGTATCACCTTGACGGCGGCGCCTACGGAGATCGCCTTAGTGCCAGTGACGGGACCACAGATTAGCGTTTATGCCGAGGACACCATAGCGGCGCTGGCGGGGGCGACCAAGCTGGCGGGCGCTATCAGCGTCGAGTGGAGCCTGACCAATCGCTTCGGTCCTGCCTGGTTCCTCAACGGCGAGAATGAATATTCGCAGCATGTCGAGCTAGAGCCGGCGCTGGAGATGACTTTGATGCAGGAAGCCGACGCTGAAGGTATGGAGTTGCTTCCGATCATGCGGACAGGCGCTACCAAGTATGTTCGTATCGAGGCCGTGGGCGGCATCATTGGCGCCGGCCCTGCCACCTACAAGTTCACCTTAGATACCGCCTGCAAGGTGACCGACATCGGCGACTTCAGCGACCAGGAAGGCGTCTATGCCATCGAGTACACGCTGGGCGGTTTCCACGATGCCACGCTAGGCGGCGCCTGTAAAGCAGTGGTGATCAACGCTTTGGCAGCTTTGTAACGGGGAACATGTATGCCCATAGAACTGAGTAAACTCAACGCCGCGCGCACGGTGAGCGTCGAATACGATGGCGATGTCTTTACCGTCACCTATCGTACCGATGCCATCTCGCCGGCTGCGTTGACAGCCAAGGCGCGCGCGCGCAAGATTGAGGCAGAGCAGCGCAATAGCCTGTCCCGAGAGAATGGAGGGAGCGATGAATCTGCCGAAGATACGATGATTCGC